CGCCATTAGGCAAGGCGATTTGTTCAGCTTTACTTGCTGCGACTTCTGCACGTTTAGCAGCATCTGTTGCCTTGATAGCGTTACTTGCAATAGATGTTTGTTTGTTATCAATATCATTTTTCAAGGTCTTAGCTTGGTCTACAAGATTATTAATATCTCGTTTATCAACAGTTGTTTGACCAGCGTAAGCCTTTGCATCTCTTACTAATCGCTCTGCCGTAGCAACATTAGTTGAGGATGTATCAAGTGCAGTATTAGCGGTTGCCAATTTATCATCAACAGTCGATGCTATCGTTTTGATTTCTTCTCCCAATCGGTTGATTATATCTGCATTAGCATTAATCTTATCGGACTTTTCAGAAATAACGCTCATAGCATTAATTGCATCATTAGCAGCCTTAACGGAACGCTCTACAATATCTTTTGCAACTTCATTTGCGTTTTTGTCGCTATCCACTCGAATTTTAAGTGATCTATCTAAATCAGCTTTCATTTCTTGTAAGATAAGTACAATTTTATCCGTTGCGTGTTCGATATTCTCGAATGGGTATTCATCAGGCAAGTCCATATCTTGTGAAATAGGTGTCTTACGCTCTAAGATAACCTTTTGCCCTACCGCTAGTGCATCGCCATTCGCTGGGTAAATTACCGATTTGGTGCTTTCGTCATAATCAATATTGCCAATTTGGACTGCCTCTGTGCCATCCGCATCAACGATAGTCAGTTTAATATCCTCAATTTGCACGAAGTCATATGGGAAAATAAACTTCTTATTTACCCCATCACATTGATACACTACAGATGGTTTAAGTACTTCTGGTGTCAATTTAACATCCCCTTTCAGTTGTATATAAATAGGACTACCCATTATGGATAGTCCTTATTTATCAATGTTGTTTCTTTTTCTCTTTTTTAGTTTTTAATCGTCTGTCAAACGCTACCGCCATGATTACATCCTCTAAGGATGCATCGGTATCTGTGAAACCAAATTTAGCTAATGTCCACAAGCCATCAGTTACAGTATCACTAAACCCAGTTGCTCTGTTTGCTAACTGACTGAAACTTCTGCCTACATCTATACCATCTTTGTTTTTGCTCATAATTGCGTTGCCTAAATCGTAGAATTTCTCAACGATGCTTAATGCCATAACGCTATTACCTTTATTGAATACCTTTTCACCTAGAATGTATTTCATAGCCATATTTGACATATCACGGATGATTGGTACACCCATAGTACCTTGTGCGACCAACTCTTCGATAAATGACTTAGCCAAATCTTCAGGCTTATCATCATCGCCATTCGTTAAGGCTTTGTAAGCCATCATACCGATAGCCTGTGAAATCAATGTCCACCATAGCATTTTAACGAACCTTGCATAATCACCATTATCCTTACGTGCATAGTTGCCCTCTGTGATGATGTTATAAAGTGTATTAGCGTAAGAATAGAACGGAACGAATAATTGAGTGAATGTGGAACGTGAACGCTGAATAGCAGCAGCATCTTTCGTATCACCACTACCAAATATATCACGCACCGCTCTATCCCCAGCTTCAATAGATTGTTGCTCTACCCATTCAGCACTTACACCCTCTTTACCAAAGAGTTCCGCTTGCTTTTGATCATACGCAAACTTCCATACAGGAATAGATAATGCAAAGTCTGTTTCTGTAAGTAATCTGAACCCCATTTGATTTATATCATCTCGAATGTCAGCTAATTGTTCTACCTTATAACCACCAACATTTGTATCACCCAAGCGCAAGCCTTTACCTGCAATAGATAAACCTTGTTTTAAGTCTTTATCTAATGTTTGTATACGTTCACGCATGAAGATTGATTGACCCAATACAAAATCTCTAGTGTTGTTATAAGTAGTTGTGCCGTGTCCATAGAAACCAATACCAGCATGATTGATGGCTCTAATTGTATTTCCTACACCGATACGATAGAACGCAACAGGAATATTCAACGCATTTTGTAATGCTACAGATACTCTGCCAGCCATGACTGCGGTTGATGTATTCTTTTTCAATGTAAGAATTAAGCGGTCTATATCGTTTGTTTTAGCTGCCTCATCTTGCCAGTTATCACGAACCCAAGTGCGTAAGAATTGGTAGGTATCAGCGCCAAACTTATCAACGATATAGTTTTGCAATTCTCTATTACTGATTAACTTATTAACATCAGTAACCGCCTTACGCATTGTTACATGGTTAATAGCCTCTGTGATAGCATTAGGAATTACATCAAAATCAAGCAACAATGATTTATCCTTAACTACATCCAAACGGCTTTTAGTAGCACTCATACCAGTACCCCAAACCGCATTACTACTAACCATAGTTTTTGCAATATCTTCAACTTGATTATCGCTTACAGATGCATTTACTTTAGGGTTATACACGATTGGGAAATATTGCCCCTCGATGTTTCGACCACCAATGGAGAATGATAAACCCTCTACTTTCTTTAATGGGTTACCATAAAGTTCCTCTTGAACCTTACTACGTTCATCAAAGAATGAATTGATATGATCCCATGTACGAATAACAAACTCCCAGTCTTTATCTGTCATGTGTTCTTGGAACGCACGTTCAATTTCGACTTCATTTGCCTTTGTAGTTTCCATTACACGTTGTCGGTTACTTTCAGTACCCCAGTTAAGGGCAATCATGATTAATTGCTCTTTAGTTAAGCCATACAAGTTACCAACTGTGTACAAGTGTTCATTGCGCATATTGAATAATTCACGCTTGGAATATATTCCTACATCTTTTGCCAATCTACGCATAGACACTTCTTTACGTTCGTTGAACGCTTGCGTTGCTCTACTAATTGGGTCATAGATGTATTTAACTGCGAACCCATTTTTACCGCCACCAAGTCTACGTAAGAATGTTTCAACTTTCATCAATGCTAAATGGAAACCATATAATTTACCGCTTACCGCATCAGTTTTAGATTGGTTATTAAGAATGTTAAACACATCACCAGTTGCACCACCAAATGTTTCTGTAGCCTCACCGATGATTTCTTGTACCGCATTTTCAAACGATACGCTTTTACCATCATCGTTTAGAATTGTTGTACCCTCATACTCATTTCTGCCGTTTTTGTACATCCCTGTCATGAGTTCCTCTAAGGTTTCTAATTCATTCATTGTGATTGATTTAAATGATTTAGGTGTTTTAGCGTAGAACATTTCAGCTATCCAAGGTTCTAATTGAACCATAGATTGTTGATTAAGAATGAGTGCATCCACATCAAGTGCGGATAATACTGTATTCATATCAAAACCATCAGTAGGTGGTAAGCCATCATACTTAGTTAAACCCATTTGGTATGCCATATGTGCGTAGAAATAACGCATATTAGGTTCAATAGCAATAGGGTTTTTAGGTCTAGTCATGCGTTGTAATTGTTGTTTCAATTTCAATCGCAACTTCTTGGACTTTTCAAAGTTTTCAAACGCTACTCTTGCCCTTGCTTGTTGTAGCATTTGTTCACGCTTAAAGCCAAGTGCCTTATCTACATCACCGATTGCCAATGCTCTATCTGCTTTCTTACCAGCAGTAACCGCTTTATTCTGATACGTTTTAAACTGAATAGCGTTAGAAATAGGCAGTTCACCTAATTCTTTTCTTGCTCGGTTCATGTAGTCTGATATTGTACCAAGTCCAGCACCACGAATAGAACGAACATTATTGATGCGATTATTCAGCATATACTGCAAGCGTTTGATACGTTCTTCTGCTTTTTCTAATTGCTTAGTAGTATCAGTCAAAGCAGCATCTACTTTTTTCTTATCAGATTTCAATTCATCGTACTTAGTAGGTTTAACCTCTTTTTCGATTTCGTCTAATTCTGTATCGATGTTTTCTGCGTTAGGGTCTAGTTTACGAATACGCTCTAACAATTCCCAGTTCTTTGCCAATTCACGATTAGTAGACTTTTGAATAATCTTACTTTCCTCTTCGGTGAGTTTCATTTGACCTTGTGTACTAAGCAAGATTTCTTCTGCTATTTGCTCGTTGGTTTTGTCTGCATTGTTATCTTTCATAAACTCTGCTTTCGCATTGTCCATTTCTTGATTGATAGCATCGTTAAATGTAGCACCAGCTTGTTCTACTTCCGCTTTCTCTAACTCTTCAACAGAATTGTATTGTGTATCTTTCAACGCACCCTCACCAAACACGTTATATCGTTGATGCTCTTTGTAGATAGGATATTGCTCAATCAATCGTTTTTCGATTTCGACTTGGATAGCATCCTTTTCTTCTTCCCATTCCTTGATAGGTCTATTATCAAGTTCTTTCATGAGTTTTCGCATCACACGTTCTTTTGCTTTCTCCTTAACATCTGCAATGTAGGACTGCATACGTGCTTGGTCTTGCTCGGATAGTTGCTTATAGAGTTCGGTTTTCTCAAACTGTTCAAGTTGTTGTTGCTCTGCGTATGCCTCAATATCCTCTTGGGTTGCGATCATACGTGCCATAACATCTTTAATATCAGTTGGTACTTCACCACCTAATCGTTGAACGCTTCGATAAATGTATGTTAGCCATTTGGAGAATTGACGGAATACTCTTTGCAATGTACTTGTTGGTGCTTCACCACTTCGCAAGTAGCTTTCCCAACCTCGTGCAAATTTTTCGTGTGCTTTCGTATTATCTACGTTTTCACCATCAACCCAACCGCTCCACTCTTTCAACTTGTTCCAATCTGTTACAAGTTGCTCAGGTGCGTTTTCCATAGATGCTAATTTTTGTATATCATCAAAGAATACATGACCCATCTCATGCAAGAATGTACTTCTATCTGCAGTTTTGAAAATGCTGATAATGCGTTTACCATCTTTCATGATTTCGGTCATGCCGTTTA